ATGGGGTTCCGCCAGATCAGGGTTTCGGACCTCACCGGTGCCGAAGCCTCCGAGGACGAGATCGTAACGATCGTCGTCCGCAGCCACCCCGATCTCGACGAGCCGAAGCAGTTCGACGCTCTCCCGATCGAGGTCAAGGACCTCAAGCCCGCCGCCAACCTGGTGTCGCTGGAGATCCGCAACGGGCGGACGACCGAGATGGTCGTTACCCTGGCCGAGTTCAACAAGCTCGCGCCGAACCTCAGCGCTGTGCTGGAGAACGCCGATGGCCTCAAGGGTCGCCGGAAGGGCTACAAGCCCGGTCAGTAGCAGCCCCCTCAACGCCCCCCTCCTTCGCTTGAACCTTGATGGTTCGCGAGGGAGGGGGGCCTCTTACTTAGTTGAAGTTACTAATCCACTCAAGGATTTGATCCCAATTGTCGCGGATCCAGGTCCAGACTTCCCGCAATGCGGTTGGTCCGACCCAATGCACCACCTTGCCGACGATGGTCCTCGGTAGAGAGGGCTCCTTCGTACGACGGGCTGGTGTTCTTCGTCTGGCTCGGGTATGCTTACCCATGTCAACCTCCTGAGGCTGGCTTCGATTTGAAATGGAAACGACGGACTGCAACCCCGTCGGCACCAAAAAGGCCCGCGCCACCTCTTGAGGGAGTTGGTTAGCGGGTCTTTTTCGTACAATCCATTATAGCACGGAAAAGGCTTAAGGTTTATGTCTCCCTAAGTGGGTCGAAACATACCCTGCTATTCAGTAGATGCAAGTCTGGAACACTTTTCGTCGGTAATCAGGAATGAAGGAACCCCGCTGGCTGCGGGGTCTTCACGTTCAAGGGAGCGGACGGACTCTGGTGCGCTCGACGTCAGGCCAGCGCTCCTTCAAGCTCAGCACGGCTTGGTAGGCCGACTTCCAGGTCTCGAACGGCATGTTCATGTCCTTCCAATCGGTCGCGTCCTTCAGCCACACCTCGGCGGTGAACCGGGAGCCGCGGATGACGAGGTCGACGAAGTACTCGTCCACGTCGCTCAGCCCGTCCTCGTTGGTGCGCATCGGTCCAGTGAGGACGATCGAGCCACGGAGGAACGGGCTCGTGGTGACGCTTGGCCCGTGGGCCAGGAGCAGCCACATCGCGTGCTGGTTGAAGGGCTTGTTCGTAAGCGCGGCTTCGTCGTTGATCCAGAGCGTCGCTCCGGGCTCGACGAGGTCGAGGATCTCGAACCAGCCGTTGACGAGTGAGTGGATCTGCTCTGCGCTGGTGAGGTCGCAAAGGTACGGGTCTTCGGTTGCCGGTAGAACGAGCGCGGTCGTCATGACGCCTCCCTGATCGTGGATGTTCAGCGCGACCGGTCGGTCACGCAGTCACACCAGCGATCAGGCGAAGTAGTCCTCGATCATGCGCACGGCCGCGTCGTAACCGATGGCGAAGTCAGCGATGTACCCGCGGTGACGGAGGGCGGCCAGCATCGCGGACTGCTCGTGCAGATGCTCGTCTGCGCGCAGCGACCCGTCCTTCTTGAAGACCGCCACTCCTTCGCGCTTCAGCTCGATGCACAGCCCCTGGTAGCTGCGCCTGGGTTCGTAGATGACCAGGTCGGGCCACGCGCGGCTGGACTGGAGACTCTTGTGGAGCGTCGCCTGTCCGATCGACAGCTTCAGGCCTGAGGCGAAGTCAGAGCGGAAGATGGCGTCTGGGTAGTGAGTTTTCAGGTAGAGGCAGACACGCTGCTGGACCACCGACTCCGAGTTGGGAAGCATCGCCCTACGCATGGAGCCCCCCATCACCGAGCCTGCGACTCCGCAGGATCAACGTGCGATCCGTCAGGTGGGCTAGGGACAGCTGAGCGAGTGCAGCTTGCGCCTGGCGCCCGAGCGACCGGACCAGCTCGTCGAGCACTTGGTCGGTCGTGTCTTCGTTCTCCTCCGCCCAGGCCCAAAACGCTGAACTGGCCTCGGCCTCATCTAGACCAACGCTCCGGTCCTCACGCAGGAGGTTTACCCAGCCCACGCGCTCTACGAGTTCAGCGTGATGCTCCTGGATGAGGGTGACGTGTTCGACGCGGGTCTCGGCCGGCTGCAAGGAGTAGAGCGTCTCCAGACCGAACAGGGCAGGGTCTCTGGAGTGTGGGGGAGTGGTTCGTTCGATGGTTGTGTCCTCCTAGTTCCGCGCACCTGCGAGGTATGCGCGGGACTAGGAGGTCGACGGATCGGTAGGTACCCGTCGACCGAGACTGGAACGTACGACAAGGGGAACTTAAATCGCACGTCCATCCGGAGCGTCCGGTCCCCGCCCCTCAACATGGGCGGCGACGGTGAACGAGCCGGATGGATCAACGACTGCATCGCAGGGCGACGATTCGAACGTCGCAGTTGGGAGAGCTATTGGAGAGGAAAATCCCCATGCGGGACCTCTCGGTCACCGCTCTCATCGGCCTAAACGTTGGCCTAGCGTTCTTCCTTCACGCTTCCCGCGTGCATTTCTGTCGTTGATCCGGTTGTGAAAGGTGCGAGCGGATTGATACGTCTGCCACAGTTTTGACGCTGACCGCTTCAAGCCTTCTAGGGCTGCTTTGATATTCGCATTTCTAGTCAGTTGGGTCAATGCTAATTTGTCCGGCCCGAATGATTCGGTCTGTCGCGCTGAAGACCTGGCGGACGTCGACTTCACTCGGCTCACCACCTCGCAGCCAGTGCTGCACGTAAGCGCGGCTCTCACTCGCGTTCATCTGACCCTCCGCACCGAGCTGATGTAGCGCCAGGTAGGCGGTGGACTCCGCTTGGAACTCATTGATGCCCTGGTGCATCGCCTCGCGGTCGTCCTCGTCATCCCAGGCGTCTTCGGTGTGACCGGCTACCACGTGGCCGAGTTCGTGCATCTTGGTCTTGAACGGGTATGGAGCAACGGGGGAGACCGCGATCGTGCGGTCGTAGGCGTACCCCATGACGTTGCCGTTGAAGAGGCGGAACGGCTCCTCGGTGATGTCCAGCGTCTCGAGGGCTCGTGCTTCGTCCCACGTTGGTGGAACGTACGGAGGTAGCTCGCCTTCGCCGGCCACCTGTGCGTAGTGGAAGAGCGCACGCACCACCTTGAAGCGGCGCATCATCTTCGGCTGGTCGTGCTCCGCTTCTGCTGCTGGCTCCGGACCCTCGCCGCCCTTCACCTTCACGGTGATTGGCCGGAGGATCGAGTAAGCCCGCTCGCCCTTCTTCACGTGGTAGCCCAGCTCCTGCCAGCGCTTGAACGTCGCTACGGGCTCCGGCGGGCAACCCTGCATCGCGAGGAACCCGACGTTGCGGAGCGAGTAGGCGTGGAAGCGGTTGTAGCTGTCCCCGAACGATCCCTCGACAGTGAGGATGGACTCCAGCAGGTCCGCGTTGCTGGGGACGTCGATAGACGGCTGAGCCGGCCGCCGCTCGGTCACTGGTTCCACCCGCAGCGTCGGGGTGCTCCCGAGCATCGGTAGCCAGCGCGCTGTCGTGGGCAACGTCCGATGGCGTGCAGGATGCGGTGGAGCAGCGCCATCATCGGGCGGCTCCGGCTGTGGTTGGTTGGATCTGATTCATGTCACCTCCTTCGGTGTCAGTTGCTGTGGGTGGTCAGCCCTAGTGTTTGACCGTGAACTGGTGGGAAGACTTCTGGACCGTGCCGGCGTGGTGGCAAGACGTGCTCGATCGAACAAGCTGGCTCGAACTCATCGCTTCGTTCGTGAGCATCGTCCTGTCCGTGCTTCTGGCGCTCTGGATTCAGCGGCGAGACTTCAGCAAGCGCACGGAGGAAGCAGCTGCCAGCGAGCGCTCTCGCGCTACAGATGTTGCGGATGAGGCGCGGAGAGACTTGGTGATTCGCGCCTACGACCTCATCGCCTCGGCTGCTGAGGTAGGAGGCTTTGGACGAGTAGTCGCAAGTCAAAAGGAGATTTTTCGACTGCGGGCCATGACCACTGGCGCTCTGTTTCGTCTACAGAGAGAGCCCGGCGCGAAGGAATTCGCGGAAAAGTTCCAGAGGGACATCGATAAGTTACTCGACGAACCGCATCTTTCATATGTGGCACCAGTGCTGGTTCACTTCCTTGAAGCGTGGGCACGGCGGGAGGAGACTCTCGACGGCTACTACTTGCGAGGCGAAACGTCTTGATCGCGACTCGATGCGAACGGCGGGTGTACGACACGTACTGTGTACCGCCGCTCGGTCCGAGCCGCGACGTGTGGAAAAGTCGTCGACGCCGTCAGTTTTGACAGTCGCGGCCAGTCGTGGTGTGGGATGCATACGAGGCCACGAACGGGGGCTGCTGTCCAACTTTTCAACTAATTGACAAAGTGCGATTCCGTGCTCTGACTACTGTCGCTTCTGCGACCCCTGGTGGGAACGTCGCAGAAGATACCTTTCACGACTCGACGCTATTCCGACAACGCGTAAGTCTTCAAATACTTCAGCGGGTCGGCATCGTAGTTCGTCAACTCGGTTGCCACGTGCGGTGACTTGACTTTTCCACTGTCGTCCGGCATGAGTTGCTGATTGACCACGAGCCAGACTCCCATCGTGAAACCATCCAAGGCATCCTTGGACAGTGGACTCAACGGTTGCAACTCCCGGGGGATACGCTTTGCGTTCGTGATGACCCACCATCTGGCGAGCACTTTAGTGTCAATTGGGTATAGCATCTTCTTATCCTTGTGTTTAAATGGTTCTATCTATGCACGACCGCTACGACATCGAGGAGATCATCTACTACGCCCAGAAGGGCATGTCAGCTCGCTTCATCAAGGAGGAGCTGGGTCTCTCGATCTCGGAGCGTCAAGTGCAGCGTCTGGTCGCGTCCCGTCTGGGTCGACGACCGACGCGTCAGGCGATCCAGCGTCCGGACTCGCTCCGTGACCGCGTGCTCGCCTACATGGAGTCGCAGGGACTCGATCGGCACTACTGCTCTGTGTGTGAGCGGCGCCGGCTGGAGCCTGGCTTCATCCGTGCGCTGAACGCGGACCGGTCCCTCGACGTCCTGGTCTTCGTGTGCCGGCACTGCTCGGTGGCGAGCGACGTCTAGGTAGCGGCGATCTTCCGGCGTCGAGACTTTCCTCCGCCGATCTTCCCTGCCACGCTCGCCAGCTCGGGGTTGGCCGCGAAGCCGCCGGTAGTGCCGTTGCGACCTCCAATGCGACCGATCTTCCTGTAGAAGTTCGGATCGTTGGCAAGGTTCTTCGCAGCGGCCTTCCTCCCGCCCTCGACGGTCCCTGCCATCAGCGGCGGCCCCATGGCCAGGTGCGCCTCTTCTTCTCGCTGACGAGATTGGCGATGTGCCAGTCGAGGCGCGCGTACACCTCATTGATCCTCAGATCGAACTCCTCGCGGGTGATGAAACAACCGAGCTGGTCTAGCCCGTCTTGAAGGCGCTGTTCGTTAGGCGTCAGCTTTGGAGCGGCCGCACGCCTAACGGGGTTGAGACCAGCCTTCTGCGCGTCGTGGAACTTCTGGTCTTTCGCGTTGGCGATGTAGGACATGCGCTGCTGCTTCGCCAGGACGAACGCCGGCCACGTCCTTGTGCGCTTTACTGCGCGGATCGTCTGGCCTGACACGTGATGGAACTCTGCCATCTCAGCGACGCTCCTGCGCCCGTCCTTGATGTCTCGTGCGATCGAGTCTAACTTGATCTTGGTTAGCCTTTTACTCACTTTGTGGTTCCTTGGGCTGTGCCCATTAGTTGTCTTGGTGCCAGCAGGGCGAGCAACTTGGCTCGTGCTGGCTGGTCCTCGCACGCGGCGCAGAGGCCGTCAGTGTCGAGCCTGGTGCTGTGGTTGAGGCATGCACGGCAGGTGCCCACCGTCTGTGCCTCATGCTCCAGGATCTCTCCCTCAGCACGCATCTCCTGCTCACGGTCGCTGAAGTACTCGAAGACCTGCATTACTGCGCGTCCTCTAGCTCACCGAGCTTGTCGATCACCGTCGAGGCGTCCGCGCTGCTCCTGACCCGCTCGAGGGTGTTGACTACCCACTCCTGGTCCTTGCCCTTGCGCTTCGCCAACGTCTCGATGAGACCGATTTGCTTCTCGCTGGCCGGCTTGTTCGGAGATGCTGTGCGCGTCACCACTGGAGCGACCGTGCTGATCTCGGGGCTGTCAGCGTCGGCGTCTTCGCCCTTCTCGCTGATGTTGAACTGGCGCATCAGGTAGTACTTGAGCGCTGACGTTGCCGCCTTGTTCGTCGCCTTGTCCCCGAAGTCAGCCGCTTCGCCGGACCAAGAGACCGTGAAACGGTCGTCCGGCGCGTCCGCGTTGACAATAGTGAAGTGGAACTCGATGAGGACGTAGTAGCCCGCCTTGCCGTTCTTGCTGGTAATGTCTGCGCGGTGCTGACGGTCAGGGCGCTGCATGCGTGGCACGATGACCACGCCGTACTTTGCGAAGAGCGTTCGTAGCTCTCCTGCCACGGCCGCGTACTCAATGAACGCGTAGTTCTGCTCCGAGTTGCGTCCGCCCTTCTTGATGACTCCGATGTCGCCAGTGATCCGAGCGATCTTCTGGTACAGGTTCATCTTGGCGATATCAGGTGTTGCTGGTTCGGTCCCTTCTGCCATGAGTGTTCTCCTTCTTCAATTGTATTAGTATCTGTCGCAGCTCCTTTCTCTTCTCAATCGCGAACGAGCCGTTCCGGACGCTGAGGTTCGCGAGTAGTGTGACGACCGAAATCTTTTGTCCGGTTCGTTCTGTCTCTCGCCGGCCCAGCTCCTTGAGTGCCGCTCGCATGAGTGGATCCCACTGATCTGTTGCTTTGACTTTCGTTGCCCCGCTGCCGTAGCTAGCGCGGTCGATTTTCCAGGTGCCTTCTTCCATGTGATCGCTTCCTAATGATGTCCCCCTTGCTTTGCTATTGATGAGCTCGGATGATCGACTGTCGGACCGACTTAGTGTCCCGCCTTCTTCCTGCAACTCATTATGCGCTTATGCTGCGAATAGTCAATACTTTTGTCGCACGGAATGGTATGGGCTTATCCACAGGCCCGTGGAGTCGCTTTTGCGTCGCTAACCGAGGTGTGAAAGTGGCTGTGGGGGAGACGTGCGCTTCGGCCCACGGAGTATCGGCGAGCTGGCAGGGATCCGCGCCTCGTTGACACGCGTACTGGTGTGTCTCATAGTCACTTCCATGATTCTCCTCGACCGCGACCGCCAAATAGTCCTGTCAGTTGCGCGCTTCGGGCAGCTCGCGGCAGGACACATCCGAACAATGCACTTCACTGGAGCGTCTGACACCCCGATGTATCGAGCACTCAACCGGCTCGTGGAGACGAAGTTCCTGGCCCGCCTGGAGCGGAGGATGATCGGCGGTACGGGGGCGGGAAGCGGGCAGTACGTCTACCAGCTCGGGCGGCAAGGTTGGGCGTTGTGTGGGCGAGAGGGCGCCTACTGGCCCTTCAGAGCGGTCAAGCTGCACTCCATGGCGATCGCGGACGCCTACACCGCCCTCCTGGAGTACGAGCAGAAGGGCCGGCTCCGGATCGACAACTTCGAGACGGAACCCGACAGCCATCGGAAGGTCGGCAACGTCATCGTCCGACCAGACCTGTTCATAGACATCGCCGACATCGCGAAGCGCCGTAACCTGGCGTTTTGGGTCGAAATTGACATGGGCACGGAGCGCCAGACGCAGATCAACGACAAGCTCGCGGGCTACCTGGCCGCTCTGGAGGCCGCTGAGACGTTCGTGCCGTTCGTACTGTTCATAGCACCAGACGACGAGCGGGCGGCCAAGCTGAGGTACTGGATCAAGCAGTACGGGGCGGAAGAGTCAAAGCTGTTCATGGTGTCGACGACACATGAGTTCGCGCCGCTGATATTCGGCTAGTACAGATTAAAAAGTATTGACTATTGCTCGAGGTAGGAGCATAATTAGAGTAGAAATAAACGGGGAATATACTAATGCAAACTGCAAGCAACGTTACAACACAACCAAGAATGACTCGCCCGACTGGCGTCTACGACGTGCAGGGCACCGACGTGTGGGAACGAGACGTGGTGCAACTATCTCTAGGGAATCAAGAGCCAATCGTTGGTTGTGTCGAGTACTGGCCGATCGAAGAGGTCTTCATGGTCGCGACCAAGTTGGATGCCGACGGAGACGGCGACCTAATAGAGCTACGCGACCTCCTAATGTGGGGTTACGAGCTGAAAGTTGTTGGCAACACAACTAGCCTTCAAGAATTGCTTGCACTTCGCTAGTCACATGGACTGCCGGCCGAGATCCGCGACGGCATCATTGACTTTTAGCTGCAAGTCGCCCATAATAGTGACCAGTTCAACGACCTTCAATGCTGAAGCCGCTGAACCGTCAAATAGAATAGAGAAAAGAAAACCCGCTCGGGTAGAGCGGGTGACCTTCAATGCTGTTTCTAGTATATATCATCCTATCTTTTTGGCAAATACTTTCATGACACCGGAGGCGCAGACCCCGTCCAAATAACTGCACCGCTAGCCGTAACCCCTGTCCCTTCGTGGAGTGCAAGTACAAGCCAAGGCAGCAAGAGCGAGCATCCCCAGGTGTAGCGAGCCGTGACTAAACGTCAAATCGCTTCTCTTACGGGTTGCTCGAACTACCAAGAAGTCACGGTTGGATCAGAACCCAACTGTCAAGCCGAGGGAAGCCTCGCGAGCATTGGCCGTGACGTACGAGTAGGTTGTGATTGGTTCAGCGGGTGCTCTCCTCAGTAGTAGGGGAGAAGGGTTCTATGCTCTTAGTCCCTTCTAATCTGTCCGTTACTCAACCGCTGAAGGGCTGCTGGCTCAATATGTCTGTCGCAGAAGAATAGAACGTCACCGAAGGTTTCTGAAGGCACACCTTTAAGAACTCCACTGCACTCGACTGAGGAGCCGTCCGGCAAATCAGCAGTCAGTTCAAATTCCTGTCGGGCGTTGCCGCTTTTCGTCATCGACACCGTCGCACCTGTTGTTCGATTTGGGTAGGATTCAAATCGCGCAACACCAAGTGTCCGCCATGCCTCTCCGTTGCCATAAGATTTATTGGGAGGCGTAATGGCGACGATACCGGTGCCCGAAGCCGCTTGGTCCGCCCATGTCGGCACCCAGTACACGACTGACGCTACGACAATTGATAAAAGGAAGACGCCACCCGTCGTGCTCTTGAAGAGTACTCCGTCCGGGCTCCATTTTCTTCGACGTGCAAAGAGTCCCATCACCATGGCAGCCGCAAAGCCTCCGGTCACCCACACCATGGCTGCAGTGACTCGATTCGGCGGGTACTCGTCTCCGGAGGTCGCGGCCATCAAGAGAGCCATGCCAAAGATGAGGAAGGCCAGAACTGTAACTAGACGCACGTTCCAACCGTAGGGCAAGGCGGGCTAATGGGCTGGACCCACGACGTACGCTGGCGCGCGTCACGTTGCACGTCGAGGCCAGCAGGCAGGTCTGCGCTGCACGTGGAGTGGAGCGTGTCGGTAGGCTCGGAGCTCGACGCGTGGGTGTGGACGAACACAGTACGGCGGGTCAGACCCGCCACGACTAGGCTTCGATCCATGGAAGCAACGCGTCAGTTCCGGGTACTAGTCTCCACTGTTGGTGTGGCGGCCTTACTGCTGTTGTCCGGCTGCGCATCGACCGGGGAGTCTGTCGCGGAGACTGCCTCTGCAACACCCAGTCCCACGCGGACTGCGAGTCCTACCCCCACGCCGACACCGACACCGACCCCTACTCCGGACGGTAAGACTTACCGGTTCGCCTGCGACGATGCGGACGACAAGACGTCCGAGTTCCCGACTATGGAGGCGGTCTGGGCGTCAGGCAGGGAGTTCGAGACGTGTGATGCCTGGCCGGCTGGAAATACCTACTCCGCTGAGCAGAAGGAGATCTTCGCGGTCTCCGGCTATACGGAAATCGAAGCAATTGTCTACCTCTACGAGAGGTGCGCGCTTCCGACGATGGGCTCTGCGACTAGCCCTACATTTCCCTACTCCGAGGGCCAGGTCAAGGAAATTCAGGCGGCTCTGATGGTTTGTCCGACCAACCCGGCGGCGGAGCAGGTGCAGGCCATCATCGCGGACAAGGTGGCTACCAACTCTGAAGACGTTCGCCTCAGGGCTGAGCGGAAGCGCGTGGGGAACGGCACCTTCCGTGTTGGTACCGATGTGGTGCCGGGCACTTACGTCTTCGAAGGCGAGGTGACGAATTGCTACTGGGAGACGTTGGACGCGGCTGGAAATATCATTGCCAACAACTTTGTGACCTCCGGCCTACGAGTCGAGGCCTACGTCAACGCAAGCGACTTCTCCTTCAGTTCACAGGGCTGTGGCATCTGGACGCTGCAAGAATAGTATTGACTATTCATAACGTTCGTGCTTAACTAAAGGCAGTCAAATAAACAGGAACACAAACATGACTGACCTAGTAGCAATAACTGACTATCGTACGCCGACCAAGATCACGTTCGTCACAGTCAAGTAATCATAATTAAACAAGGAAAACTGAATATGAGTACAACACCCACCAAAGCACCTCACGTAATCTTCACGAAAGCGCCGACCCGGCTCAGCCTGTCAACGTTCATCCTGACCGTCGCTGTCACGGCGCTGGCCTTCGCGACAGCCGGAACCATCTTCGGCTACTTCGCCGGGATCGAGATCCACAGCCAGGCTCGCCAGAACGTCGTCAGTGACATGCAGGTCGTGTCAAAAGACCAAGCGCGATAGAAGCCGTCTCTACCGCGCCGCAGAGCGAGACGGCCCAAGACGCGCCAGAAGCGCTCCTCGAGCCACTGGCAGTCTCTCCGCAGGCCACAGCGCCCGTTGAAGAGCCGACGCCGGCCGTCGATACGGAGGCCGAGGCGAAGGCGTTCATTTACCACCATGAGAGTGGCACCCGGACTGACGCCATCAACGCGTCGTCCGGAGCGTGTGGTCTCGGCCAGGCCCTGCCGTGCAGCAAGCTGCCGTGCTCGCTGTCCGACTACGCGTGCCAGGACGAGTGGTTCACCAACTACATGAGCGGACGCTACGGTTCGTGGGCGGCTGCTGCTGCGTACTGGGCCTGCACCGGTCACTGCACCAACAACTACGGCACTGTCCTCAAAGAGACGACGTGGTGGTAGACCCTGGACGCCTCGATGACCTGCGGGCTGGGCTCCACGCTCGCATCAAGCTGGCGACGGAGGCACGCCGGGCAGCCCGAGTCGGTCCGCAGACCTGCGTCCACACGTGGGAGACGTTCAAGCAGACCGTGACGGTCGAGAACGATCGCTTCACCGGCTCTGCCTACTTCGTCGTGCGGGGATGCCGGCGGTGTCACGCTAAGGAGCTGTTGAACTACGTGGTCGGAGGTCACCGCTAGGCTCCGGGCATGGAACCTGGATCTTGGGCGGAATGGGTCGGCTCGATCGCCACCGCACTCACCTTCGGCGGGGGCATCTTCTTGTGGCGCTCGGACATTCGAGGCAAGAAGCGGTTACTTGCGAACAAGTTCTTCGCGGCGACAGCACTCGTGGGCGATGATGAAACCGGCGAAGTGTACTTCGAGGTGCGCGTTCACAACACCGGCGATACGGCCATTTATATGGCTTACGTGTCTTTTTTCGATATTCACAACAACTACCAGACGGAAACCGTCAGTGAACTCGATCTACAACTTATGGAGAACGTGGTGAAGCCAGGCGTCAGTAAGACGACGTCGATCGAATTTCTCATTGACCCTGAGACGTACGATCCAGTACTTTCCTTCTGGGATTCAAACGGTGCTCACTGGCATCGACTCATTAGGGGGAATTATTATTTGTCCGAAGGTCAGTTTGCGCAGCGGCAAATCAGTGGTAAGCGTTTTCGCTCTCTGAGGACGTGGTTTTCTGAGCGGCGAATGCGCAAAATCATCGCAGCAAGGTCGGCAGCGAGGGCGAAGAAGAAGGAGATTGAAGGCTGATGAATTGGGGTAGCGTTGCTGACTGGGTTAGCGGACTGGGGACGCTAGCGGCGGTGCTTTTCGCCCTGTTTCTTTACCAGCGAGAAAAGCGTGACAAGCGTTACAAGTACGCAGACAACTTCGTCACGCGCCGAGAGATACGACCTCCGTTGCATGACGAAGACACTCGTTCGGTTTTCATAAGCCTCGTGAACACTGGGACGGCACCAATTCCATTCGCTTTTGTGATTGGAGCAGAAGACGTTGCAGGGAACGTGCACTTACAGCTATTCAGCTTCGTGCCGTCGCCGTCTGGACGCAACGCATTTGGTAGTTCCGGTACATGGCAACCAACCGTACCTCCTGGGGCTCGCGTGGTTGCGACCTTCACGTATCCGAGGGATGTTGAGATTGGCGAGTACTTAGTGGTAATGCAAGATGCTGCGGGCGCATCTTGGTACCGCGAGGTTGTAGCTAATCGCTTCATATCAGGCAAACAGGCAATACGCGATTACCCCGCGCTCTCAGATCCCTCTGTCGCGATCAATGGGACTATGGTATAACCAATAGTATATGGCAAGACCTACGAAGCTCACAAAAGAACTGGTAGAACGCGCTGGGAAGTATATCGGTGAGATGGCTCGCTTCGAGTTGCCGAGCAACGTCGGCCTCGCGATCTTCCTCGACGTCGCTGAGTCCAGCCTCTACCTGTGGCGCGATGTCGACAGTGCGCTTGGTCGCCGATTCTCGGAGACGTTAGCTCGAATCAAGACGTTTCAGCACTACCAGGCGCTCAACAAGGGCCTCAAGGGCGAGTGGAACAGCACCATCGTCAAGCTGGTCCTCGCGAACCACGGCTACGTGGAGAAACGCGAGACGGACCTCACGACGAAGGGCAGGGAGCTACCGACGCCGATCCTAGGCGGTTTGACGCAGCACGAGGATGGTGATGCTTAGGACTACTGAAGCTGACCTGACGCTCTTCTCGAAGTACGTTTTCGAATGGCAGTCCAAGCTTGCGCTCAACGATTGGCGCATATACATAAGGCACCTCAATGACTCGGACCGCTACGCATCGTGCGCCTGGTCGATCGGGGACCGCATTGCGACCATAAGCCTCTCGAAGCGATGGGACGACATTCGTGATCTCAACTCGCGCGAGTTGCATCTGGCTGCGCTTCACGAGGTACTTCATTTGCTTCTTGCAGAGACAATGTACTATGCGGAGTCGCGATACGCGACTGAGGGCGGCTTGGATCAATCGGAACACGCGGTAATCAAGCGCTTAGAGAACGTTTTGATACCCGAGGGCGGTGATGTACCAAGCGACCACCGCGACTCGTAAGCTCCTCGCTTTGAGGCAGCGCATCAAGGGCGTGGCCGGCGGTACGTCCGCGGGCAAGACAATCTCGATCCTGACGATCCTCATCGACAAGGCGCAGTCCGACAGCACCCCGACCCTGACGTCCATCGTCAGCGAGTCCTACCCGCACCTGAAGCGTGGGGCGATGCGCGACTTCCGCAACATCATGGAGGCGCACGGCTACTGGCAGGACCCGAGCTGGAACGCGACCGACTCGATCTACACGTACGAGACGGGCTCGAAGATCGAGTTCTTCAGCGCCGACCAGCCCAGCAAGGTCCGCGGCCCTCGTCGTGACCGGCTCTACGTCAACGAGGCCAACAACGTCAGCCACGGTGCCTTCGACCAGCTTGAGGTGCGAACCAAGAGCGAGGTCTGGCTCGACTGGAACCCGACGAACGAGTTCTGGTGGTACGACGAGGTGGCTCCGAACCGTGAGCACGACTTCATCACGCTGACCTACGTCGACAACGAAGCGCTCGACCCGCAGATCGTGGGGAGCATCGAAGCACGCCGCAACAACAAGGCGTGGTGGCAAGTGTACGGCCTTGGCCAACTCGGTGAGGTGGAAGGCAAGGTCTTCACTGACTGGCAGATCGTCGATGAGGTACCACACGAAGCGCGCCTCGAGCGACGCGGCCTGGACTTCGGGTACAGCAACGACCCGACGGCCCTCGTGGACATCTACAGCTACAACGGCGGGATCATCCTCGACGAGCAGACGTACCAGAAGGGCCTCAGCAACAAGCAGATCGCCGACATCCTCCTGAACCTGCCGCAGCCGCGCACGCTCGTCGTGGCGGACAGCAGCGAGCCGAAGTCGATCGACGAGCTGAAGAGCTACGGCGTCAACGTCCTCGCGGCCAACAAAGGCCAGGGGAGTGTGCTCCAAGGCATCCAGAAGCTCCAAGACCAGCGGGTGAGCATCACGAAGCGCTCGACCAACGGTATCAAGGAGTACCGGAACTACATGTGGATGACGGACAAGGAGGGGCGCATCTTCAACACGCCAATCGACCTCTGGAACCACTTCCTGGACGCCACGCGCTACGGCAACGAGACGCTGAAGCCCACGGCCGGCGAAGCGCGCATCAAGACCGCCGACTGGGTGGCTCGCGCCAAGCAACGGCCCCGAGGTTGGTGAAATCGCTATGGACAAAAGACGTGCGCTGCTTCATATTGAAGGGCATAAAGGCACTACATGGCGAAACGCAAAACCAATAGCAGCGACACCACTTCTAGCGACTCCGTACTTCAGAAGAATCTGAAGCGGTACAAAGACTCCTACGACTACCAGAAGGCCAACTGGCATGACAAGTGGGACCGGGACAACAAGCTCTACGACCAGGAGCGCGTTCACGCCTCCTACGTGGGGACCACCGACACCTTCGTGCCAATCCCGTTCAGCACCATCGAGACGATGACCAGCGCGCTCAACAACGCTGAGATTCGCATCGACTACACGTCCGGCGATCCGATGCGCAAGACGGACATCGCGCCGCTCAACGCGCTCATCGACGAGTACGCCGAGGACGACCAGTGGGACCTCAACCAGGAGGACAGCTACCGCGAGGTGCTGAAGGTCGGCATGGACGCCAACATGCTCATCTGGGACATCGATCACCCGCACGAGGAGACGTTCGCAATGCGCGACGCCATCGTCGACCCGACGGTGAAGAACCCGGCGCAACTCCAGCAGCACGGCTACTATGCCGGCCGCCGCTACTTCGTGCGCAAGGGAGCGCTGGACGACTACGAGGTCGTTGACACCGATCCCAAGAGCAAGACGTACGGCGAGTTGGTCCCGCGCTTCAAGAAGACGGTCGAGGCCACCGCGACGACCGCGAACGACGAGCCGTCCGACGCGCAGCTCAAGGAGATGTTCGCTGGCTCGACGCTGAGCTCAGCCAAGGACGACCAGGACGAGATCTTGGAGATCTGGGACGTGGACCGCGTGGTCACCATCAAGAACCGCCGAGACGTCATCGAGGACGTCGTGAACCCGTACAAGGCGCGCCACGAGCAGATGCTCCTCAAGCGCTACCTCGACGCCGCGTCCGCCGATGACCCTGAGGCACTGGCCAAGGCGCAGGCTCGAGCGAAGTCCGAGGCGAAGGGCATCGTGCCGTTCTACTTCTACCGGAACTACCGGAAGAAGAGCCTGTTCTACGCCTCCAGCGAGCTGAACGCCATCGCCAAGGAGGTGGAGCGCCTCAACGACATGACCAACATGGAGGGCGACGCCATCATCAAGCAGCTCGCCATGCAGCGTGAGCTGGACCCGGACTACATCGACTTCATCGACCTGATCAACGACGACCCAGGCACGGTCTACCCGTTCAAGCCTGGCTCGCTCGCCAACATCCCTGCCGGCGTCATCCCGCCGAACTCGTTCAACAACCGCGTGGACATCAAGAACGGCATCCGTGAGGCCACAGCCATCTCGGAGGCTGCGAACGGCACGCTCAGCGAGAAGGACCGCACCAAGTTCGAGGTCGGCTCCGCGCTCCAGCAGACCGGCGCACGCATCGAGAGCAAGGCGCGCATCTTCACCGGCGACGCGCTGTACTGGAAGTACTGGATCCTCCTCAAGATGATCCAGCTGTACGTCACCGAGCCCCTGGTCGTCTCTGCACCCGAGGCGAAGAAGACCGGCGCTGACGTGCTCATCGAGTACGGCTTCGACGTGACCGCCATCGACCCCGACCTCATGGAGGGCGTCGCCGTGTTCGACCCCGCCGACATCGCAGGCGACTGGAAGCCACGGATTACGCTCGAAGTGGACGCTGAGTCCAAGCAGGCCGAGAGCCGCAAGGAGGCTCGCGAGACCTACCAGGCCGTCATCGAGGACCCGACGAACAACCTCGTCGAGGCGAAGAAGCGCTTCTACCCGAAGATGTTCAAAATGGACAAGGAAGACATCGAAGCCATCATCGCGCCGGACCCAGCGCTGGCCGGCCTACCCACTGATCCCGCTGCCCTCGGCGGCGCTCCTGCGCCCGTAGGAGTCCCCGGTGTCTGAGTACAGCGGTCTTGACCTGGCAACGGACGCAACGGCGTTCGCTAGCTCCCGCTTTGGCCAGCACTACCTGGCTCGCCTGGAGGCGTCACGCAAGCGGCACATCGAGATCGCCATGAACACGGAGCTGAATGACTCGTACCGCGCGCACGCGGCCACGAAGGCGGCGACCGTGCAGTCCGAGATCGACTACTTCACGACCAGCCGCAACGTGCTGGCCGACCCAACGCTCCTGGAGCGGCTGAAGGCTGCCGTGCGGGGGAGGGAGACACCCGAGCCGATCGTGTAGGTGTGCTGGGGCAGTACGAGCCCAATACAAAGTAAGCAATTCGTCCTGGTTACTTAGCTCGTGCTCCCGCAGCACCTCTCCACCAATAGAGAGGGGTGAAGTAAGCATGGAGACGGTTACATGGATGAACCCATAACCCTTGCTACTCCTCAGGAACCAGGCGCCCCAGAGGCACAACCTGTTGAGCAGCCAGCAGCGGCGGATACGACGCCCGTAGAACCAACACCAAATGACACCGACGAGCCGGAAGCGCCCGAGCCAGAGACACCAGCCGAAGAGCCCGAGGCTCCCGCTGATGACTTCGACTACAAGGCGTGGCTAGAGAAGAAGGGCATCGACCCGAGCACTCCCGAGGGACAAGAGGCAATCGCCAAGTCCTGGCGCGAGATCGAGAAGAAGATGCACTCGTCTACCCAGCAAGCCTCAGAGCTTGCCAAGCAAGTCAACACCACCGCAGCAGTCGATCCCGACGCTACCGAGGCACAGAAAGCCTACGCGATAGCCATTCAGCTCCAGAACGCGGCAACGATCAACCAATGGAAGGTCGAAGCCAATGTCACCGCTGAAGAGGACACCGCCATGGGCAAGTACGCCGAAGCGAACCCCGAGACAGCAGCGCTCCTCAACGAGGGCCGGCTGACACTCGATCAGTTCCGCGCGTTAGCAGTACCGGCGAAGCCCGTCGATACGGGCGCGATCAAGCGACAAGGTGGTCAAGAGGCACTCGAAACGCTTGCGAACAAGCAGCGAGCGACTTCACCTACTGGCAGCGCAGCCACGGCCGCAACCCCACCGAAAGGAGACCCGTTCCTCGCTGGATTCGAAAAACCCTAAGCAGGACCTACATGAATGGCTCAAAACCTCGCAATTAAATACAGCCCGAAGGTGGCTGAACGGTTTAGTCAGACCAACCTGACCGAACGCGCTGTAAACCAAGACTATGACTTTGACGGCGTCACAACCGTCAATATCTACTCAGTCGACACAACCGCTCTCGGCAACTACGCCCGCACAGGCGCGAACCGATACGGAACACCAACCGACGCTGGAACTACCAAGCAAGCGCTCACACTCGCCCGTGACCGTGCATTCAGCACCGTCATCGACCGCCGCAACAACGACGAGTCTCAAGGTGTGATGGCCAGCGGCCAGTGGCTCGCGCGCCAGATCCGCGAAGTGGTCGTGCCTGAGATCGATACGTACCGCCTCGCTGCGCTGAGCGCCGCTGCCGTAGCGAACGGCAAGAGCACGCTCGTCACCCCTGGTGCGACGACTGCTGCGAACGCGTACAACAACTTCCTGACGCTGAACGCTGACATCACTGATGACATCGTGCCAACGACCGGACGTGTCGCGTTCATGACTGCTACGTACTACAACTTTTTGAAGCAAGGCAACTTCGTTCTCGCGAGCGACGACGCCTACAAAGACCGCAAGACCGGCTCTCTGGGCCAGGTTGACGGCGTGGACGTTGTGGTCGTTCCAGGCACTTACATGCCGACGAACACGGACCTCATCATCACCCACCCCGACGCGATGGTGAGCCCGATGGTCCTCACGGACTACATCACTCACAAGAACGCACCCGGCTACAACGGCTGGTTGCTTGAAGGACGCATCGTTTACGACGCATTCGTACTCACTACCAAAATTAACGCGATCGCTACTCACCGCGTTGCGGCTTAGTAGCTGAGAGGATCAACCATGGCTAAAGAGAACTCTTACCTTGATCAGATCAAGAAAGAAGCTGAAGAGCTGACGCTTCGACGTCTGAACGACGACGAGCGCTTTGACGCGCACCGTGCGAAGGAGGACGCGATCAACGCGGCCGAGCTGAAGTACCAGGACACGCCTGAGGCGGAACTGATCGGAGCAACGCACGGAACGGGTGAGACAGACCCTACTGCGAAGAAAGCATCCACGAAGAAGTAGGACACACCACTCCTCAAAGAGAGCGACCGTAGCAGGTCGCTCTTTTATTTAAGGAACCACTTGCCCAATGTCTTTTGCGTAGTAGCTAATCTCTGTGCACTGAACCGTATCTGTCGAAGACGGGGCTGGCTCTGCACCCAGGTCCAGCCGCACTAGTCGGGTGAACTCGGCCGTTGAACGACCAGTTCGACATCCGAGAGCCGCGGCATAGCCGACGACCCAGCTGTCTTCACCAATCTTGATACTCGGCTCTGGGCCGATGGCGTCAAGCAGCGCCGCGTTCATCGAGTAGAACGCTTCTTTCTGCGCTTTTAGAGCGTCTTCAGCGGCGATGACGGCACGGTTCGATCCAAGAATTTGAACGGACGCTATTGCGGACGCGACACCTTTGGTTCCGTCTTCGATGCGTAGCTGGTCTCTCACGGCCTCACCGGGCAAGTACTCATCGTCGCCATATACGTCAAAGAGGACGTCGTTTACGAGAGTTGATTGCGCCTCTAACGCCTTGCCGAAGTCGGAGTACGCTCGAATCCGCTCGGCGCGCAGGAAGTTGTCGACCTCGTTCTGTCGGACGTTGTCGTTCTCGATACCGGTCTGCACGAGATTCACGCCGAGGCCAACAACGGCTCCGACGACGACGCTTACCACAATTGGAGGGAGCCATCTCCGGACCGGTTCTGACGTCTCAGGCATGAGCGCATCGTACACGACACCTAGGCAGTCGCACGGCAATTTGTTATTCTAGGTGCAACTAGGACGAGTCGCGGGTACAACATGACCGACTACAACGTGTCCTCACTCATCGACAAAGTAATCGCTCGAGCGAAAGACTCGTCGTTCAGTCGTGACCTCGTGCGTGGGTATCTCCAGGACACGCAGGACGAGGTGCTGAACCGCCACCGCTTCCCGTTCACCGAGGCCCGGCTTGTCGAGACGCTCTACGCCGACTCAACCACCTTCGCGTACGACAGCGGCCACCAGGAGATCCTGCAGCTCGTCCTGAGCCGTGCTGACCAAGCTGCCAGCCTGAGTCACCCTGAGTTCATCGAGCCAACCGAGTTCTTCGAGCGAAACCCAGTCCCTGACACGAACCCAGTCGGCCGCCCCTCGACCTACACCGACTACGGCGGCGAGCTGTACTGGGACCGACCACTCGACACTGACTACACGATCTGGCTGCGCTACCGCGTCGCCGCTCCTCGTCTCAGTGACGACAGCGCGCCCCTCATCCCCGAGGAGTTCGGCAACCTCCTCGTCGAGGGCGGGCTGGCCGGCGTTGAGCGCTACCGGGAGAACTTCGACGTGGCTGCTCTGCACGACCGCAGGGTCGAGGACCTCGCGGAGGACATGCTTCAGCGGTACGGGCTCCGTCAGCTACGTGTCGGCAAGGCATCGCTACGAGGACGACGTGGTTAAATCGCGCTTCGGCTACCGCACTGCGATCCCACCGCTCTCATCCGCGAAGGGGCAGACGAGGGCGATCAGCTTCAAGGACGGCGTGAACACGTACAAGGACAACGACGACATGAAGGTCACCGAGTTGGCCGCTGCCTACGACGCCCGCTTCGTCAAGATCGGTCGCTACCAGACCCGCCGTGGTCTGGATCACTACTCGGTGCCCGTAGGAGAGGCGCTGAACGCGTACGTCTCGTCGACTGCTTCAGCATCCGTCCTGACGGTCAGCGGCTCGCAGGCGCTGTCTCAGAAGCTCACAAGCACCAAGACCGAGCGCATCACCCGCGCTGACGTTCGCATCCGCTCGACGGCAACCAGCCGAGGCACCGTCCTCGTCGAGCTGTGTGCCGACGCAGGGGGAGTCCCAGGGGCTGTGCTCGCCCGTAGCTCGATCCGAGCTGCCGACGTGTCCAGCTCGTGGTCCTACCGAACGGTCCGCTTCGCGGCTGCTCCCGACATCAGTAACTCGACCGTCTTCTGGGTGACCATCCGCGGTCAGTCAGCGAACGTAGGGGAGTACGAGGTCAGCACCACCGGCTCAGCTGCAACGGCACTGTCGAGCGCGACCGCCGGTGAAGCCTGGTCGACCACTTCCGTCGCCGCCAACGTCGCGGTGCACTCATCGCCCGCTGGGGGAGTGAAGGGGCTCCCGCGTGCCTACCGATCGAACGGCCAGAAGGTCACCCTGTTCTCGGCCGGCGGCTCGGTCTACTCCGTCAACGACACAACGGGCTCTACGGCGGTCGTGAGGTCGGGTTTCAGCCAGCCTGCGACCCACGTCCGGACCCAGATGGTCCAGGACGCAACGTACTGGGTGAATGGCCTCGAGAAGCCTTGGAAGTACGACTTCAACGAGTGGACGCAGATCACTGCTGCGCCCTACACGCCAGACCTCATCATCGAGCACAAGGGACTGCTCTTCTTCAACGACGTCGAGGACCGTACGAGGATCTTCTACTCCAACTTCGCGGAGTACGACCGCTACACCAGCACTGACTTCATCTATGTTCCCGCTCCGAAGAGCTACGACGGCCTGACCGCCTTCGCCAAGCTGAACGGCGTGCTCTACCTGTTCGCGAAGCGCAACAAGTTCCAGCTCAACGGGTCCGACAACGACACGTTCAACCTCGACGAGGCGCCCGACCAACGTGGGACCTTCTCGCAGGAGTCGGTGGTCTTCGACGCGAACTACATCTTCCACGCTGACGAGGAGGGCGTGCACATGTTCAACGGGACCGAGAGCCGCAACCTGGCGGAGTCGTTCCTGGAGGACTACCTGGCGATCCCAAACAAGAGCACCATCCAGTTGGAGCTGTACCGCAACCGCCTCTACATCTTCCACGGGCCGCAGGGAGCGGCAGCGACCACCAGATGCTTCGTCTACAACCTCCTGCTCAACTGCTTCGAAGCGCTCGACTTAGGTACCCCGATCGGCCGGACGTTCAGCCGCTACGCGCAGGACGACGTGTTCCTCCAGGCGAGCAACCGCGTGGCAGCGATCTACTACGGCGAGCTGGCGACCAACGACCACCACAACCTGGGTGACCAGCTTCAGTACGAGCTCAGGACCGCCTACAACCACTTCGACACTCCCGCCTCCAGCAAGCGGGCACCGAAGCACTACCCGCAGTTCCCCTCGGTCACCGGCTCCTACGCCGTCGAGGTGGGCTACGACAAGGACTTCGCGGGCGCACCCTCGTACTCGTCCGTCGACGTCTCCGGCAGCGGGGCTCGACTGAACACCGGGCTCAGACTCAACACCGGTGTCCGTCTGGCCGGCCAGCGCATGGTCGAGCCGAGGCTCACCATCCCCGGGACCTTCAAACGGATCCAGCGCCGCTACCGCCACGTCGCCGCGCGCGAACCCGTCGAGCTGGACAGTGAAGTGCTGACGATCGAAACGCAGAGGCTGAACTGATGGCCAACAACTTCAACCAGATCAACTCGTCATCGTCGCAGGCCGCGATCGTTGCGCAGGTCAATCGCAACTTCGCGAAGCTCGACGCTGAGACGAACCTCAAGACCTTTGGCGGACAGAACAGCCCTGACAAGCTGCTGATCGGCAAGACCAGTGAAGAGACGCTTGGGCTCACCTACCGTAAGAACGACGACGACAAGATGAACGTAGGCCGTCTTCCAAACGGGGAGTTCGGCTTGGTGCTGAACGACGAGCAGGGCACGCCTTCGATCTACATGGCAATCACCGAGAGCGGCAAGCCCGTCCTCAAGGTGGCGAGGGACGGGAAGAACGCCGAGACAGACACGGGGGACGATCTGATCTTCGACTCCTCGCAGAACGTAATGAAAATCGTGAAGACCGGCACTGTGACCATGAGCCCACCAGCGAGCTGGCCGACCATGGGCGTCGTGACGCGGGTCATCCCGCACGGGCAGCCGACGATCCCTGCGTTCATGGTCTACGTGCAGAACCCAAGCGGGCTGTACTACACATACCCAGGCCTCTCGAATTTACCGTCGTATGTCCACCTCGGACCAACAGGAGAGATGATCTTCTCGTCGGCGCGCGCGGACTCGACGAACCTCTACATAGACCTCTCGAACGTCTCAAGCTTGAACGACGGTCTCGACGACCTCGTCTGGAGCTACAAGTATCTGATCTTTCAAGAGTCAGGAATCTGACCTATTTAAACTCCACTTGCTGCGTGTTATTCTAAAAGCAACTAGGACGAGCCGCGCGAGAACTTATTCATGGCCAGAAGCCTCGACCAGATCCTCTCGGAATTGAACCCAAGCTACTCGGGTAGTGAAAGCATCATCAATACTCGTCTCAACGCCATCCCGGGTGAGACTGAAGCGGGTGTCGCGCAGGCCGACGCGAAGCTGGCCCAGGCCAACACCAACATCCTGGACGCCTCACGCCGCCGTGGGCTCGGTTTCTCGGGCATCCCAGTGGGGGAGCAGGCCCAGTACGCCGCGACGGACTACGCGCCGGCCATCGCCAACCTGAAGTCGTCCGGAGCGCAAAAGGAGCTGACCCTCCAGGAGTCGCTACAGCAGCTGGCTCGTGACAAGCGGAGTCAAGCGCAGTCGATCTACGAGGGCGAGACGGCGCGTGACCTACAGGAGCGCCAGTTCGCGGAGCAAACCCGCCAGTTCAACGAGAACCTGGCTGCGCAGGAGCGGCAGGCAGCCGCGGCTCGCGCAGCGGCCACCTCTCCGGTCGCAGACATCTCCCGCTACCTCGGCGGTCAAGCCCAGGCAGGTCAAGGCGGGTCACAGCCATCCGTCTCGCGCAACAAGGCGGGCGGTTTCGCATTCACGGGCTCGAACGGCGCCCCGATCACCGCGGCGCAGTACGCGGCTCAGACGAAGCAGAGCATCGGCAACATCTTGTACGAGATGGGCTCACAGGGTGACAAGTCGGCTCAGTACGCCTACAACCAACTGAAAGCACGTCCGAACGATCCGACCACCCTCAACGTCCTTCGTACGCAGTTCCCTCAACTATTAGGAGCGGTGTAATGGACAACGGCTTCAGCAGACCAGCGTTCGACTTCAAGGCAACGCCAGCTCCGGCAGCCAAGAAGAAGAAGGGCTTCCTCCTTGACCAGATCAGTACCGGAGGCGGGATCGGCGGCGCGCTCGCGGGCGCAGCGGGAGGTGCAGCCCTCGGCTCGGTCGTCCCAGTCGTCGGTACAGCCGTCGGTGGACTCGTCGGGGCACTCCTCGGTGGTGGCATCGGATCAGCCGGTGGTGAACTCGCGGAGAACGCGATTACCGGTGACGACCTCGGCAAGAACGTCCTGAAGGAAGGGCTCATTGGCGGTGCGACATCGCTCCCGATTGGTGCAGGCCTCAAGCTGGCTCGTGCTGGCGTCAAGGTAGGCACTGGTCTCGGCTCCAAGTCGGCGGGTCAGCTCGTCCAAGAGGCAGGGATCCAGACCATCGGCAAAGGTGCCGTTCGCAAGGGCGTGGCGAGCGGTCGCTTCGATGACCAGGCTGGTCTGACCGCCGAGCGTCTCTTTGGTGGGAACCTCACCGGCACAGCGGTCGGCGGCACTGTTGCAGCAGGGACCTCAGCCGCTCCATCGGTCACCTCAGTGGGTGGTCGGCTCAAGAACGCTGGCAACAAGGCCCTGCTCTCGCAGTACGGAACCATCAGCAAGCCGTTCGCTCGCTCCACTGACCCAGCGGGCACCATCGCCACACTCGCTGACGCGGGCATCACGAAGCCGGTCGACGCCGAACGGCTCGCGGCAGCGGTCACGGGCTCAGACGGCCTCATCACCAAGGCAGTGTCTGACTCCGTCGGACGCGCAGGTGGAGTCAACATCGACCGCGTCCAGCAGGTCTTCACCGACGCCGTAGAGAACTACGGCCTCGTTGAGAAGGACCGCAAGTCGGTCCAGGCGGTGTTCACCGCGCAGATGAACAAGCTACGAGGCGGCGCTAAGGGCTCGGTGGCAACTGAGTTCAACCCCACGGAGGTGCTGTCAACCATGCGCGCGCTCGAGAAGCGAGCGGCCGACCTCACCGGCAAGGGTGACAATTACCGTCTGTCGACCCCAGAGCGGGCCGACCAAGCAGCTGTCCTCAAACTGGTCCGAGACGAGCTGGAGGATGCGCTCTACACGGGTGCGGGTGCAAACAAGCAATTATCGAACACCCTGACACCAGCACTGAGATCCCAGCTACTCGACCTTCAGCCCAACAACCCGCAGTGGGCGAAGTACGTGGACCAGAACGTCATGGGTGCCAAGACTGTTGGCGACCTACGGGGCTCGATGGCTCCGTTCGTCCGGGTGGGCAAGATCATCGACGAGGGCGAGAGCAACTCGCTGACTGCCGGCGGACGTGTCGGGAACGCGTTCAACGCTGGAGGTGTCAAGAGCATGATCGGCGAGGCTGTGACGAACGTGGTCAAGAACCCGGTAGCCAACGTTGCCGGGAACACCCTCCGCTCAGCGAGCCAGCTTTCTGGCGGTGCGCTTCGAGCTGCGCCGACGCCAGGTCAGGGCGCTCTACCGCTCGCTGGCCGTCAGCTCGCGGGTCGGTTAATCACCGGATCCGAAGACGCTGCAGCAGACCCGTCGCTTGAGACAGCCCTGGCCTCTAGCCAGCTCGGCGGAGGGTTGGCAGCCGGCACGACGCCAGATGCTGCTCAGACCAACCCCACCGGCTACTCGTCGCAGGAGCTTGGACAAGCACTGATGCAGGCTCTGGCCGCTGGCGACTCTGCCAGCGCGGACGTCCTGAAGGACATGTATGCGCTCTCGACCGAGTTCGAATCGCAAGGAGCAGGCGCGGAACTGAACAGCGTCCAGCAGAAGAACCTCATCGCTGCGGGCAACGCAGAGACCGCGCTCCAGCAGCTTGAGACCCGACTTTCAGACGCAGGAGGCGGCTCCGGCGTATTCGGTGGACGCGTAGCGAACACGCTCGGGGACTTTGGTCTGAACGGCTCTGCAAAGCTCTACAACGACGAGCTTCAGAGCTACGTGCCGGTCATCCTGCAAGCGTTGGGCAAGACGGACGCCCCGTCTGAGACTGAACTCAAGGGCATCATCAAGACACTCCCTCAGATAACTGATAGCCCCGAGCAGGCGCGGGCAAAGCTCGCAGGACTGCGTGCACGCATTGCAGCGGCTCAGCAAAATACAATGCTTTATGGCGGCAGTGCAGCTACTCCAGCGCTTTAGTCTTTACCGCATCAGCACAACTTGGTATTCTAGTAGTAACTAGGACGGGTCGCACTGAGATAGACAAAATGGGTGTAGTAACCGTCCCACAAGCTAATCCGAATGACGAGCTCACTGACACCCTGATCAACCAGGGACCAAACGCGATCGCGGCTGCCGTCAACGGCAACCTCGACGACGCGAATATCTCTGCCCTCAGCGGCTCGAAGATCAGCGCAGGCACCCTGACTGCGGCCGCAGCAGACACGAACTCGAACCCGGAGACCCGGCAGAGCGAGACTGTCGGCAACATCGTCTCGTCCGGCCTGATCTGGTCGCAGACGTCCGGCCTGAACGGGACCATGACCAGCGGTGTGGCGTACGTGGCGGGGAAACGCCTGCCGGTGCCTGCCGTCGCGTCGTACGGCTTCGCCGCCTCGCGCGACACCTACATCTACGTGGACAACACCGGAAACGTGCAGTACAACCCTCAGGCGCTCGGTGCGGCACGACCAGCGACGCCGGCCAACAACGTCCTGGTCTCGAAGGTCACCACCAGCGCAGGTGCCGTCACTGCTGTGAGCGACCAGCGGAACACGACTCTCACCGATGCTTGGCGCTCCTGGACCCCAACGTGGACCGACCTCACGATCGGCAACGCGACCGTCGACTTCAGATTCGTCGTCATCGGGAAGACGGTGCACATCAGGGGCAAGCTCATCTTCGGTACCACCAGCTCGTTCACTCCGTCGAGCGGACTTTCGTTCACGGCCCCACTCGAATACAGCCCGACCTACAACGTTCGCCAGCAGATCGGGAACCTCAGCATCGAGGACGCGGGCACGGCTTCCTACTACGGCGTAGTGCGCATCAACGACACCGCCAGCACCAGCAAGCTCCAGCTCGGCGTCTTCGGGGCGGGTGCCGCGTACGCGAATTTCGCCAGCATCACGTCTTCAGTGCCGATGACGTGGGCCGCCGGGGACCAACTGATGATCGCCGCTACGTACGAGGTGGCCTAATGGCAGACTTCGTCATTCCAAAAGACCCCACCAACAACGACATCATGCTGATCCTGGTGCAAATGAACAGCACGCTACAGGCCGTCGAAAAGCAAGCAATCAAGACTAACGGCAGGGTGAATACTATCGAGGAGTGGAAGACTGGGCTTATTGCCGTCGCCCAGCACCAGCGCGACAACCCCGGCCAGCCTCAACAAATTAACGCACCGAACGCGACAACCGTGCAGGTGATGACTCCAACAAGATGGTTTCAATCGAAGGAGCTTGTCGGTGCGGTGGCGCTCGTCGCGGCTGCAGTCGCAACTGCTCTCACCGTATGGGCGGGGGTCTCCCAATGATTACGTTCGCAGTCGTCGCACTCCTACGGCTCATCCCGTACCTCTTCGCCGCCGTGAACGCCTGGACGAAGGGCTACCGGTGGCTCACCGCAGCCACCACCCTCGTCTCGATCCTGGTGGTGTGGAACTTTGTCGCGCCGCTCTCACCCGAGTGGTCTGGCCTGACCTCGAGCATCTTTGCCCTGCTTTTGATGTTCCACGCGCTAGACCTCAAGCCGAAGGAGCCACGCTCATGACGCTTGAACAGTTCCTGGCCGCGTATCCGATCGGCGGGTCCTACGGCAACCCCGGCACCGGCACCTACAAGGGCCAGTGCGTCTCGTATGTCCGCCTCTACATGGAGGCGGTACTTGGCATCAAAACCGCGGTGTGGGGTAACGCTGTCGACTACTGGTCCAACCCGGCGGTGCTCGCGCACTTTGACCGGGTTCCGGCCGGCCAGGAGCGCGACGGTGACATCCCGGTCTGGGGAGACGATCCGGGTTCATGGACAGGGCCGGAGGGCCACATCGGCATCCGGCACAACGGGCGGCTGCTCAATCAAAACTTCGGCGGCAGCTTGAGGGTCAGCATCAACACGATGTTCGCACCCGGGCTACTCGGCTTCCTAAGAGCGAAAGGAGAAGAAATGATCAAACCCAGTGAAGCACAGGTGAGGGACGTGTTCTCGCGCTACGCAGACGCAGTTCCAAACAAAGACCAGGTGCCGTATTACGTCGGCAACGACGTGCGGCAACTGCAGGGCGACATCCTTGGTACCACCGTCCCTAGTGCTGACGAGGTGAAGGATGCGTTCGCTCGACTCGCGCCGTGGGCGGACGACAAGGCGGCTCTCGGCTACTACACGGGCAAGCCAAAGTGGCTGCTCTACAAGAACCTGGCCGGTGCACTTCGCGACAAGCTCGACGAGGCACAGAGCGCTCAAAGCGGCGCGGGTGCGGACAAAAAACTGGCGGCCATCAAGGCCGCGTTAGACATCAAGTAAAGGAGATTATATGACAACAAGTAAAGCATTAGCAGGAGCAATCGTCGCGGTACTCGTGGCGCTACTCGCAAAGTACGGCATCGTCCTCGGGGACGAGCTGAACGCAGCGATTACGATCCTGGTAGCGGCAGGAATCGGGTTCATCGGCGTCTACATCGCACCAAAGAACAAGGAACTGTAATGAACAGGCTCGGAGAGATCACCAGGGGGGACGACCAAACCATCCGCGTGCCGGTCACGTCGCTGTTCGGTGATCTCACGAGCGCCCGTGCGTACTTCTACGTTGTGCCGAAGATGGCAGCGCCAGCCGACACCGTCGCTGACCCTGCCGCCCTCATGACAGCAGAGCTGACCAGCCTCGCGGCCGACGCCCGCACCCTCGAGTTCGTGCTCAGCTCGCAGCCGTCCGTGCCGAATTCATCTCTGATCCCGCTCGGTCAGTACAACTGGTACGTCCGCGTCGTCAGCTCGACCGGCAAGGTCACCAGCGTTCGTCTCAAGGGCAACGTCGTCCAGGTCACCCCGCCGAAGGGAGATCCGCAGGTACGCACGACCACCCTCTCCAGCTCAGCCGTCGCCACGGGGCCAGCTGGTCCCGGTGTGGCGAAGGGCGGAAGCACCGGCCAGTTCCTGAGGAAGCGGTCCTCCGCCAACTACGACACCGAGTTCGTCAGCCTGACCAAGGGTGACGTGGAGCTCGGCAACGTGGACAACACGAGCGATCTCGACAAGCCGATACCGACAGCGACGAGCAGCGCGCTTGCGACGAAGGTCGACAAGGTGGATGGGCTCGCGCTGAGTAGTAACGATTACACCGGGGCCGAGAAGACGAAACTCGCCGGGATCGTTTCGGGAGCTACGGCCAACGCCGCCGACGCGAGCCTCCGTGATCGCACGACGCACACCGGCACCCAGGCGGTGGCGACGGTGGTCGGGTTACAGACAGCGTTGGACGCGAAGGCTCCTCTTGCCTCACCAGCGTTCACCGGCACGCCTACGGGCATCACGAAGGCCCACGTCGGTCTGGGGAGCGTCGACAACACGTCTGATCTGTCAAAACCCATCTCTTCGGCGGTTCAGAGCGCGCTCGACCTCAAGCAAGAACTCATCCTAATCAACGTCAAACGGTTCGGCGCGGTAGGGGACGCCCGACTGCTCACGGACGTCTCCATGACCAGCGGATCTGCGGTGATGGCGTCCTCGTCAGCAAGCTTCAGCGCAGCGGACGTAGGCAAGGGCGTCTCCGTCTACGGAGCTGGCTCTACTGCGTACCCGCTGCTGACGACCATCCTGTCCGTCCAGTCCGCGACGCAGGTGACACTTTCGGCTGCCGCATCGACGTCCGTGACTGGCGCGCAGTTGATCTACGGGACTAACGACACGACCGCTCTCGCGAACGCCGCGACCGCAGCCGCCAACAGCGGGGGGACCATCTACCTGCCGAACGGCTCTTATTTCAACAACAACCCCGTGGTCCTACAGAACTTTGTAACTCTTCGGGGCGAGTCGATGACGGGTGTCTCGCTGTTCAATAATGGCATCACAATCGCGGGCTATAGCTGCGAAGTAATAAACCTGACGGTCGAGCTGAACGGGCGTAGAACATCGGGGGCTCGTTACAACGGGATTACGGTGCAGGGCGCGAATCACACGATCGACAACGTAACGATCCGCAATTTCACAAACTACGGAATCGAGCTGCGCAACAACAGCGCCTTCGGCGGCGGTTGCAAGAACGTCTTTATCTCTTGTGCTGATATCGCTAACCCTCTTGGCGCTAACGCCAATGGTGGAAGTATCCTCGTGCTCGCAGGCTACAACAATATTCACATCGAGGGCTGTTCTCTCGGGATGAACTCGAACAACGGTAATCCGATCGAACTATACGGGGTTGGCGACGTTGCAAACCCTTCTGCCAATACCCACTTCTACTTCCGGGACAATAAGGTCATCGGGCCCTTCAGCAAGTCTGGCTACTTCGTAGGCAAGAAGGTGCACATCACTGACAACGACTTTTTCTGCGACATCCAACTCGCCTCGGCTGGTGGTAACGAGAATCTTGCGGACCCAGCGCTCGCGTTCACATCTGATTCGATTGTGTTCGACGGTAATACGATCGACACCAAGACCGGGACAACAAGCTCCGCGTATGTGGCAATCGTGGCAGGCGCTCACCCTTACACCGCTCACATTATCAGCGACATCGTCGTGAGTAACAATGTATTCAAGGACGGGTTCCTGAAAATCAGTGACTCAGACGGAGATAGTGGCTATGTCGAGGAGTTTGCAAGAGTCAGCGTCAAGGGAAACCATTTTTGGAGCGCATACCAATCAAACATCCAGCTCATCTGCCGCGGCAACACGATGACTATGAACAACCTGTCGATCGACGACAACACCTTCTATCAATGGAACAGTTCGAACGTGGGGGCGCGCTACGCCATACAAATCGCTTCGTTAGCCGCCGCCGCTCCAAACGGCGTCATCGCCTTTTCGCGGGCGTCGATCCGCGGCAACAAGTTCGGCCCAGGCCTGTCGGGGAGAACTGTTGCAATCCGAATTCAGAACGGGAACACAGCCTTCAACAGCTTCACCGGATCTATAAACGTGGACAACAACGACTTCTCGGGTGTCACGATCACGGAGGATACGCCGGGCATCTTCGTCTACAACAACCTGCGCACGATCTCGACGCAGGTCACCCAGCGCTCCGCCGCCACCACCCTCGACGCCACCTACTGCTCAGTCGAGCTGAACACCACCGCAACCCAGACGCTGCCCGCCCTCGCGACTTGCCAAGGCCGCATGTACGAGTTCGTCAACATCAACGCCGCCGCCGCGACCATCAAGGGCAACGGCGCCGAGCTGATCGGCAACGTGACAACGGCCAACACCTACACGCTGCCGTCCGGCTCGGCCGTGACGCTGAAGGCGTTCCCGTCTGCGTGGAGGGTCGTCTGATGACGTACAACCCGAACGCCGACAGCCTGATCTTCTCGCAGACGGCCAACCGGACGATCACCAACACCGCAGCGGAGACCAGCCTGCTCGGCACCGGTGCCGGCTCGAACCTGATCAAGGCCAACGCGCTCACCGTGGGCAAGCGCATCCGCATCCACGGCGAGGGGATCTACTCAACGCCCCTCGTCGGGTCATCGCTGACCATCCGCGTCAAGCTCGGGGGAGTGGTCGTCGCCTCGGTGGTGACGTCCGCGCTGCTCGCGAGCGCGACGAATAAGGCCTGCACCTTCGACTGCCTCATCGTCGTCCGAGAGGTTGGCACCGCTGGCAAGGTGATCGTTGGCGGTGAGGCCTCGTACTCCATCGGCGCGAGTAAGTTCTTCCAGGACATCGACAACGCCGGCGCCATGACGACGCTCGACACCACGGCTGACATGTCGCCGGACGTGACGGTGCAGTGGGACCTCGCAAGTACGACGCGCTCCATCACGAGCACCATCGCGACGGTCATGGTCGTCTAGGACGCCGCTCCCGCTATCGCCTAGCGTCTCGGTCAGGTTCATGGCACAGTGCGGTCCATGACCTTCGACAACTGGCGAGCACACCGGGAGCACATGCATCAGTTCGAGAGCAAGCGTCTCGAAGCAGACCAGCACGCATTGGCTGCGGATCGCCAGGGGATATCAACAGCGACATCGGACGCGATCCGCGCAATCATCGACGCCGATATCAAACCGCAAAAGGTTTACGCGACGGAGCGCCTGCTGGATGGAAGGGGTAGAAAGATCTCTCCTTCGTTCACGGGCGAAGAGCTCGGCGAGGGCTGGTATTTCACTACGCGTGGAAACGATGAGTTCGCAAGCATAGCAAGGTGGGTGCTAATGAGTACCTACCGGATTTCTGCCGCCTACCGATCTTCTATCGACAGTAGCACCGCCGGACATGAGATCCACGGTAAAAAACGGCTGCTCCGTAGAGACTGGAAGCCAGAGGGACACTGGATTGCAGTCCAAGGACGTGGTGATTGGAGAGAGCCCACTACGGACCAATTCGTTGTCGGCATCCGCGAG